TGGTACTCTTGATTTTTCAGTAGCTAGTCAGACTGATAACAACTTTACTAATGCTGACCACAGTAAATTAGATGGTATCGAATCAGGTGCGACTGCCGATCAAACAAACTCAGAAATTAAAACTGCATACGAAGCCAATAGTGATACAAATGCTTTTACTGATGCTCTACTATCGAAATTAAATGGAATTGCTTCTTCTGCAACAAACGTAACCAACAACAACCAGTTAACTAATGGAGCAGGATACATTACAACTGCAACTGTGGCAGGAGGTTGTGTTTACGAAAATGGTCAAACTATTTCAAGCAACTATACTGTAACTAATGGCAAAAATGCCATGAGTGCTGGCCCTATATCCATTGCAAGTGGCGTAACTGTTACTATTGGCGATGGTGAAACTTACACAATTATCTAACATGGAATCTATTACACAAAAACAAATTCTTGAATGGAAAGAAGAATTAGATAGGCAAAAGAAAACTAAAGAACAAGCTGAAAAAGTGCTTGAGCAAGCAATAAAAACTATTGATATGATCGAGGGCGGGATTCAGTTTGGTGAGATGTTGTTGAAAAAGAACGAGTCAGAAAACCCATCATCAGATAAAGAGGCGCAAGTCCAACAATTAGAAAAAGCACCATCAGAGAAATAGGTGCTAATGCTTTTAGTAATGCTTCTTTAATCATGTTTCAAAAAATCTGCAACTATCTTTCAATTTTATCTACAGTTTTAATACTAGGCATCTTGGGCGGTGGTTTCTTTACATACAAGTATGTAACATCAGAACAATTTAAGGCAAAAATGATGAATCAAGTTCTTGAAAATGTACAAGGACTTATGCCTAATATATTAGAAAACTCGCTACCAAGTACAACAGGTAAGTCATTACAATTACCATTTAAAAAATGAATTGTTGGCATTGCAAATCAGAATTGATTTGGGGTGGTGATGAAGACTTGGAAGATAGTACAGAGTATTCTATGGTCACAAATTTATCTTGCCCAAAATGTTTTAGCTTAGTAGAAGTTTATCTACCAAGAAATGCCTACGACTGAAATACCTAATATTTCCATACCAGAAATAAAAATAGATATACCATTACATATTCCATATCAGGTCTTAAATGTACCTCCACCAGCTATAAAGTTGCCGGGTTGCGTAAGGTATCACAGAGATGCTTCTCCTAAAAATACTGCTTTATATGATGATGATCCAACAGGGACAATGATTTCGTGTCCTTACGGATCAATGCCTACGTTTCAACCTATGTTATATGACAGAAGAAGAATAGATATTGTTGAATCAAAAGAACAAGAAAAAAGATCTGAAGAAAATGAAACAATAGATTCACCAGAAGTAAAACCAGAGTTACCAAAGGAAAAGAAAAAGATAGTCATACCAGAATGTCCGGGGTCAAAAGACCAGCGCAAGGGTGATTACAGAAATGCAAAAAAACTTGAAATCGTGGTGGGGCATCGTTTAGATGGGACAGAGTGCATTACTCTTTATGAAGACGTACCCTTCAAAGATCAGTACATCCCTTCTGCTAATCAATTTGTTGGTGTCTTTAGTCTTGCTTTGGTCGGTGCTTCTGCTCCGCTTGTTTTACAGTTAGTAAAACCTCTTGTTAAGCAAGTTATGACAAAACTGACAAAGAAGAAAAAAACGAAAAATTAAAGGTATAAACATAAGCAGACATTTTTACAAGCACCTTACAGGCGATTCTGAAAGGGCTTTTTTTACTGTTTTACGTCAATTTTGTGTGTATGAGGCAAGACTTGATTAGCTTTAGGTACTATCTCAATATCTGAGCATAAATCGTAATATGGACTATCTTTTTTAAATCTTATGCCTGCAATCTTTTTTTCTCCGCAATGACGTAACCTTGCCATATGCCAATCAAGTTCTAAGTTTTTAAGTTTTTGTTTGTTTATATCATTTTGCACTTGAGCAGCTTCTTTGCATTTTTTTGTATATTGCCTATCTAATGGAATACTAAAATTTAAGGTAATACCTGTGCCAAGTGCAAAGCTATCTTTATTTGTTCCAGAGTAGTTTTGTTGATAGAAAAGAATATCACCCGGATTATCAGGTGTTCCATCTCCTATAGGATTACCATCATCATCAAAGTCGCCAACAATATCTGTTTCGTCATAAACTGGAGTTGTGTAATAATCTCGATATGGTTTTCTGTAATTCGTATTAAATGTAGTAAACGGAGTTATAGTCATCATTGCTCCTTGGCATACAACACCTCCACCAAATTGATTAGTGTGAAAGCTTCCGTTGTTCACATTCCAATTTTGGTTAGTTACAGATCCACTATTGCTTTGACTAACAGCATTAGCTAAAGCACTTGCTGGTAAAAAAGCTATTGAAAGACAGAGGTAGTAGTAACTACGGATTCCGTTTCGATGGTGCGATTTATGGTTGTGACATTTTGAAGACCGGGTGCTGAATATGTTTCTGTAAATTGAAAGGCATCTCCTGATGTTGGATTTGTAAGAGTCCAATCTGGTTTTGTTGTCATATCTGCTCCTTTCCATGTGTATGTTTGACCTCCTACTGTTCCTGTAACGCTAACTGCATCTGGCGAAATATCTCCTGACGCAGAAATACCTGTACCTGTAACTGTATATTCATAGCCAGTTTTGTAGTCTTTGCTAGTAACCGATTCTGTAATAGTTGTTGTGGTATTTGTCGTACTGGACATAGATCCAGTTGTAAAATTAGGAACAATGTTTGCGTTAGCTGGCGAAGCATATATAAATAACAGTAGTAAAAGCTTCCGCATAGCTCATTAGTCTACAGTCACAGAAGTTACATAAGAACCTGTAGCTGTAGTACCTGCTGATCCTGCGGTTATTGTGATAACGTGATTATCAACAGTACCAGCTAAATTCGTAGCTGTCCCTCCAGAAGTACTGGTCAAATCTCCAAAAGGACTAACTTCGCCAACAGTAAGAGATGTCGCAATAGTATCGCCAGTTGTATGTGAAACTGTGTATGTGAAGCTCTCGCCATCTGTAAGTTGGCTGGCTGTGATTGGTGTGTAAGCATTTATGCCGTTAGTAACTGCTCCCAGACCGCCTACCGAGCCAGCAGTTGTTCCATCTGTAGTATTAACTCCTGTTCCAGAAACAGAATATGAGTTACCTATTCGGTCAGCAGTAGTGCCAGCAGCAGCTACTTCTAGTTTTACGCTAGAACTGATTTGAGATGTTATATCAGCATAAGAAGGGGCTGATACAAGAAATAAAAACGGAAGAAGTCTTTTCATTTTTTTGTAGGATCAACTTTGATTACGTCAGGTTTTGTTGTGACGATCTCTAGTGGTTGCTTTATTATTATAGTTTGCGTACCACCTCCAGAGTTACCAATATTACCATTCTCTCCTTCTTCTTTCTTTTTCTTTTTTGCTCCTTGCGCTGCATTAACGCTTATCCCTAATCCACCAAGAATATTACCTAATAAACCGGCTGCAAATGTGCTATCTACTCTTGGTTGGTCAGGGATATCTATTCCAAACAATTTATTTGGTAATTTTACATATCCAAGAGACAATACTAATAAACACCAAGTCAATATAAACGCTTGTGCAACTGTAGAAACTAAAAAGGTAATTTTCTCTTGATAGTCAGGCTTGTCATCCTCTAATTCTTTATTCTTTTGTGGTATATCTTTTAATTTATCTTTTTCCATAGGGTTTTTCTGTATAATAGACATAGATCAAGGACTCGTAAAGTGGTAGAGGTAATAGCAGCAGTAGGTGGAGCTATGATGACAGCTTGTTTTGTATCTGTGGGATCAGTATCTTATAGAGGAAGACAATCAAGAGATGACCTCGTGCGAAATACAACAGCTATAGAACTATTAACCACAAAAATAGATGATATGCACGATGACATGAAAGAGGTATTTCATCGTTTAAAAGAAGTAGAGCTTGCTGTTGCAGAAATTAAGCCAAGAAGATAGCCTCTTCCTTTATGACCAGCAGAAGAGGCTATAGCTCTAAGTGTGAGGAGTGAGCTACTATAAATCTAGCAATACAATAAAAACAATGCTAAAAGTTATTGAGCCTATTCTTTTTGCCTTCCTTCGTGGAAAAGCAATAAAAAAACTCGCACTTGATATAGTACGAGCTATGGTTAAAAAGACTGATAATACAGTAGATGATCGCCTTTGCGATATGTTAGAAAAAGCTTTGTTTCCGGGTAGATAATTACTTCTTCTTCTTTTTCTTTTTAGGTCTTCCTACCTTACTTCCGTAAGTCCCTTTTCCCATTGGCATGATGATTAAGTGTAACTAAGCCAAGTATAGCTTTGTTGCCTTATTAGACCAGTACGCTAGTGTGTGGTTGGAGGGACTTGTAATGAAACTTGTAATGCCTTGGTCAAATTGGTTTAACAAACAAGCCAAAAAAAGACGCAAAGTTGAGCCTTGGGTTTTGGCTGACGTTACATTAGAAGAAGAATTACACGTTGAGATATTTTTACGTCATGTCATAGAGACACTTGATCCCAACGATATACCAGATCTTATTAGTGCTTTTGCAAAAGAAAATTTTAGGTTAGTAAAGATAATAAACCAAGCTGGAGATCATATAGACAAGATAGATCCTAAATCTTCCTCTCCCAAAAATAAGCGCAATCCTTTGCCCAAACTCCCCCACTAGCTTTACCCTCGGGCATACCAAGTCCACATTCTGCTTTTATAACTAAATGATGTATGCAATCTATGCAAAGAGGATGATCTCTGCTTATACATCTTGCATCAGCATATAAATACTCTGCTTCTATCAATGCAGGTTCTAGCTCTTTAGCTTTTAGTGGTAAATTAAGTTTACCTTCTTTAGTTTTTATTTTTACTCGCCATACAGTCGGCTCTTCTTCATAAAGAACCATGCGACCAGCATGGTATCTAAGAGAAGCCATTATTATATTTATGCTTCGTAGTCATCAGGTGGAGGACTAAGCCAGTATCTTCTACCATTTATAACCCTAAATACATGATTACCGCAACATACAATCTCTCCTAAGTTTCTTTGCTGCTGCCTCTGCTTCTGATCGTGTCTCAAATGTTTTGCTGAGATAGACAGTTTTTCCGTCATAAAACCAACCTTTGAATTTATATGTAAGACCATAATATATTGGCTGGACTCCAAAATTACCTTTGCAGGCTAAATGTGTGACATACAAGATTTTTTCTCAGTTTTATATCAATTCGTAACTACAGTCTTTCCATCTAGCCTTAATATATTTAGCAGCTTTAGCTTGTGTCTCTGCATAAGTAGATATTTTCATTGGTGCTGTTCCTATTCCTACTCCTTTAACAATAAAAATAAATTTTTTTGTTTTTTTATCTTTTTCTGGTCTAGTAACACCTTCCATATCGGGTGTCATTGCCAATATTTCTTTATCGGGAAAATTATTCGATTTCATTTTCGGCTGCCTCTTGTTCTTTATCTGTAAAATCTCTGATTAGCATCTTTGCAACCTTATTTACGTTGTAGTTATGTTTGATAATAATAGTTCTAATATTTTCATCTACCCAATCACTACGAAGACTTGCAGTATGATTGTCTGCATATTCGATAATGTGATCGTACCCTCTAATATCAGAATCTAATTTTTTTGCTAATTCTTCAAGCTTGTTTTCTCTAAGCTTATTAAGCTTACGTTCTGACTTGCGACTTTGTTTTGGTGTCATGTTATCTTTTCTAATTCAGCAATAGCTAAAGAACGTGCTTTATTGTGGATAGTTCTAAACTCGTTCCTATCTATATATTCTAAGATAATTTGCGAAAAATGTTTATCATAAATAGACCTAAATAAACTTTCATCGTGATCTAAGCTAATAAGTTGCGATAAAAACGCTTTGCATACCTGTTGTTTGCGCCTTACTTTTTGATGCCAATCTTTGTCATATTTTTCTTGTTTTTCCTGTTTAAATTTCTTAATATAGTCATCCATACTTTTAATAGCTGTCATTAGCTCATCTTTTAACAACAAAATTTCTGGATTAGATAAAGACCCGACATCATCAATCGAAACAACTTTATCAATTTGTTTACTGTTAAATGTTAAAGGCATAGATAAGGATAATTTCATTCTATTTTAGCTTAATTTGGCTTAAAATCTACTAAAAGTGAGGGGTCTTACATGAAGAGTACACTAATAAAAACTCTTCATAGCCCCATATTTAAAAAGGAAACTCCTCTTCTTTTTTGTCTACTGTTCTAGGTGCTGGTGACTCATTAGCATCAGCTTCTTCAATAGCTTTCATTGTCTTGTAATCAGGCTCTAGGTTAAGACCGATATATTTTTTGCCTTGTTTACTTTCATTAAGGTAGCCTGTAGCTCTAATAGTAACTACACCTTCTCCATGAAAGTCGCTATGTTCTGGCTTTGCTTTTTGTACATACTCACATAGCTTAATAATGTCGGCCTCTGTAATCTGCATAACACCAGAATACTTAGGATAGTTTTTGTTAGGATCGTAGTTCTCCTTATAACGCTTTTTGTGGTCTTCTGCATCTTGTGAGAAAACTGCAAGTGGTAATTTAAAGTCCATAGATAAAAATTAATTGGATTGACGTTTGGCTGATTCTAAATCCTCTATCTCAGCCAACTTA